GAGAAATAGGGGCTTATAACAGAACCGGTACTGCGATCAAGATAGTTCATAAAGACGGGGAAAGCAATGTTGACATAGACAGCAATCATCTTAATGAAGCGGTAGAGAACAGAACTATTGTTGTTAAATCGGTGGAGGCATTGGAGGCAGTTGCAAAAACTGCTAAAGATGGACAAAAATGCTATCTTGATGATGGAGGACGTAGCGGTTACTTCACTATGCGTACTGCACGTAAAGATGAGAATGATGGCGGAACTATCTTTAATGGAATGGAACGTGATGATGTTACTGTTATTATACCAGAAATGTTTGGGGCTATTGGGGATGGTATTAATGATGATACTATTGCGATAAATAAAGCGTGTTCACTTGGATTGATTCACTGTACTGAGCATAAAACATATATAGTGTCAAATACTATATACCCTACAATGGGTATTATTGGAGCAGGTGTATCTTCTAATTCTGGGTGTATAAAAGCATCTAGCGGGTTTCCTGAGGATTCTTTTGTAATAGATTTCGGTGGTCAAGAATACTTTATTTTTGACCAAGTCTTAGTTATTGGAAATACCTTAAATAATGGTGTTTTATTTGGAGATAAACCAACTGAAGATGGTGCAAACCGTGGTGCAATAGGTACTATTAGAGTAATTAAATCAAAAATAGGATACGACATAACTGGATGGTGTAATACTATTAGTAAATTAACAGCCTCATATTGTAGCTTGGGTTTAATTGGAAAAGAGTTAAACGGAACAACAATCTCAAGTATTGTGATAGAAGATTGTGAACAATATTTTGACATTTTTGGTGGTGGCATCACAATAAATAATATTACTATTGAGGGTACAGAAGCATCCAACTGTCAAGTATCATCAGTAATAAAAGGGGGTGCAATAACTATTGGTTCGCTGTATATGGAATCAAGTACCACGTATCCCTGTGCTACTCCTATAGAAATAGGAGTTGTTGATAGTGTTGCCGATTCTATAATTATAAACGAAGTAGTATCAATTCATAACGCAGATAGTGATCCTGAAAAAGCTATTATTAGATTTGGAGCTTTCGCAACTAACTGTATAATCTCAGGTAGATTCCATACTAGCAATAGAATTGACCCAGTCGTAATATCTAAAAAAGCTCAAAATATTAAAACAAACTATTCTATGACATATGGGTATAAAAGATATAAACATCAAGTTGAAACTAAGAAAAACTTGCTAGGAAATGGAAATTTTAATGGCGGATTAAACATCGCAACAAAGTCTTATTTTACAAATAATGACAATGGTGATTTACCTATTATTTCCGAAGAAACTTATAATGTTCTACACGGGTCAAGAGGAATGAAAGTTACATTTAGTGCAAAATCAACATCAAGTTTAAATTATAAACTTGACGCTAGTTCTTCTTTATTTAATAAAATAAAAGGTAGAAATATTGGGGTCGGAGCTTGGTTTTACACAACAGTTGACGCTAGATTCTATGTAGGGCTTACCGCATATTATGATAACTCAGACACTATGTATTGTCATAGTTCTTATGAATCAGGAACAACTATCTCAGGAAGATGGAATTTTATTTATGGGAGTTTTTCAGAAGAGATAAAAGATGATTTATCGAGTTTATTTATTACAATAACCCCTGTTGATACAGATGCTATATCAGATGGCGATTACATACTGATTGATAGAATAATACTATCAGAGGGTAGTGAAAACGAAATGATTAATGATTTATATTCAGAATCATCAGATGACGATGTTATTCAATATGCTGGAAATACAGTATTTAGAGTCGAACCAAAAAGTTCAACTAATGATACAATACCTAATAATTTTAAAATAGGAGATAAGTATATATATCCAGACCCATCAAGTAGTGGTTATATTGGAAAAATTTGCACTGCTGATGGGCAAGCTTTTGCAGATTGGTCTGATTATGGTGCGTTAGCATAGTGTCTAGTGTAGCAATGGTATATAGTGGAAACTCAAACAAAAATAGGACTAAAAATGCCGCATAACAATTTTAATGACATAAGTGTTACAGCTACGATGGTGGCTGTAATATCTGCACTCTGGGGTGCAATTTTAAACTTTGCAAAAAGGGATGTTAGCAAAAAAAGTGCTTTTAGAAAAGTTCTTATTTTTATCTCTGATTTTATGATAAGTTCAGGATTCACAATGCTTACATATTTAGGACTTGTCGGATATGGGATAAACGACTTAATGGCTGTGTCATTGGCTGGTTTTGTAGGTCATTTAGGAATAAGGTCATCGCATCTTATTGAACTTGTAATCGCTGAAAAAGTGGGAGCTAAAAAAACATTTGATTATATTAAAGAAGAGGGGTATGAGTAATGGCAGCGTTTAGTGAAGCGATTAAAAAAACTCTCATACACGAGGGCGGATATGTTTTTGATAAAGACGATGCAGGCGGTGAAACGAACTTTGGTATCTCGAAGTGTGCCTATCCAAATGTAGATATTAAGAACTTAACACTTGCCGGTGCAAAAGAAATCTATAGACGTGACTATTGGGAGAGACTCAGAGCAGATGAGATAACACATCAGCAAGTGGCAGACGAACTCTTTGACACTGCTGTGAACATGGGTGTGCGAACTGCTACGAAACTTATTCAGATGGCTTTAGATGTTCATCCAGATGGGAAACTTGGAAATATAACTCTTGCAGCACTCAACAAAAGCGATGCAGAAAAAATACTCTTAAAGTTTAAATTGGCAAAGATTGCAAGGTACACATACCTCGCCAAAAAAAGACCTGCAAACAGAAAGTATCTGCTTGGTTGGATAAACAGAACTTTGGGAGCATAAGATGGGATTGTTTGATTTTTTAGGCAGTGGAATAGTAGAGAGCGTAGGGAAAGTAGCAGATGATCTCATTACAAGTGATGAAGAGCGGGCAGAAAAAGAGAACGAAAAACTCAAAACAAATCTTCAATACAAGGCGCAGATGAGAGAAGCGGATGTTGCAGAGACAAAAGCGTTTATAGAAGACAAGCAGAGTGCAAGGAAGATGAACAGTGATCTTGTTGCTTCTAAAGACTGGCTTGTGCGAAATACAGGAAGCCTGCTTGCTTGGTTTATCGTTATAGGAACTGTAGCTCTTGACTACATGATAGCATTTGAAAATCTCAAAGACGCAGTAGCAGATAAAGAGGTGTTGATGTTCATACTTGGAAGTATGAACACTTATACTGCCGGTGTGATAAGTTTTTATTTTGGGAGTTCTAAGACTGAGGCTGATGCGAAGAGAGCTGTATAGAAATGAATACAAAAAAAAAGTTACTCGATAAAGCAGCAGTTGTCAAAACAAGAGAACTTAATGCTCTTATCGATACTCTTAACAATACTACCATAGGTACCATCAATGATGATATTTCAATGTTAAACAAAAAGATAGATGCACTCTCTTCTGTTTTTGGATTGGTATTTAATGCGGACGGAACACTTGCAAGTGAGGCATACTCTACGCATACACACAAATATGAAGATGACACTATAGCAGATACAAGTGACGGTACAGGTGAGACAACAACAACAACAAAAACAACTCAGGGAGTTTCATAATGGCGATTGACAAAAAAGATATTGATGATATATATGATAGTTTTTTAGAAAAAACTACCAGTAAGCTTATGCAGCTTCAAAAAGATATGCAGATGGAGGATGAACAGCTTGCTACGGTTCTCAGCAGTGTAATTGCAGAGGCAATGCAAAACAGTGTAAATCTTTTGGATGTGATAAAGAAGAGTGAACTTATAGACAAACAGATACTCGATGTAGCATCAACCACGGCAGTACGTGATGCACAGAGCGCAAAAGATCTCCTGCTTAAAGACAAACAACTTGAGACAGAAGATAAGAGAATCCTCGACATAGCATCAACTACGGCAGTACGTGATGCACAAAGTACAAAAGATCTCCTGCTTAAAGACAAACAACTTGAGACAGAAGATAAGAGAATCCTCGACATAGCATCAACCACGGCAGTACGTGATGCACAGAGCGCAAAAGATCTCCTGCTTAAAGACAAACAACTTGAGACAGAAGATAAGAGAATCCTCGACATAGCATCAACTACGGCAGTACGTGATGCACAAAGTACAAAAGATCTCCTGCTTAAAGACAAACAACTTGAGACAGAAGATAAGAGAATACTCGACATAGCATCAACTACGGCAGTACGTGATGCACAAAGTACAAAAGATCTCCTGCTTAAAGACAAACAACTTGAGACAGAAGATAAGAGAATACTCGACATAGCATCAACCACGGCAGTACGTGATGCACAAAGTACCAAAGATCTCATGCTTAAAGACAAACAGATAGCCACAGAAGAGAAGAGAATACTTGATATAGCATCAACTACGGCAGTACGTGATGCACAGAGCGCAAAAGATCTACAGACAAAACAAGAGCAGTACAGAAAACTGTTTTTAGAAAATGGTGGAGAAAACGGAAAATCTACAGCAGTGTATCAGCAAGAGAAACTCGCTGCCGATACTGCGTTCGTTACAGAACAAAGAGTACAGCTTGGCTATTCAGTTGTATATAACAACCGTATAAAATCACTTGACAACTACTCAGACATGATTGGGAATCTAGGTGTAGGCGGATTTGTGATAAGTGAAGATATGTGGACCACATACTTTAAAATGATAAATGATATTTATGTTAATTATGGGAATGCTCCTGTAGAGACAACGATAGAAAAACCAACGTCAACAACACTTACCAAGCCTTAAAGATATAAAGGAAAACGCTATGAGTACAATTGTTTATACTGGAGGCGGAGGCGGAGGCACTACAGGCGGCGGAGGCGGAGATGCTTTTGGGGGCGGTGGTACACCGGCTGCCCCACAGCACCTTACCAAAAAATCACAAAGAGATTATGACCGATGGCTCGAACAGGTAACAAGAGAGTATAACAATTGGCAAAATGAGATCACTCTTATTACGAACAGAGTTGCGCAGGAGAACAAACAGGACAGTTTTGCACTCCTGCAAGATGAGCGCGTTGATGAGTGGAACTTTGATTTTACATTCCGTTATTTTTATAAAGATCAAGGTGTTAATCTTCATAGAAACTACAACAACATTAAGCCGTCAGTATATCTGCAACACTATATAGAGGGAGAGAATCTTGATTATATGGCAGGTGGATATCTTTACAATGCACAACTTGCAGGAAACATATTTTTTAATCCTACAGGCGATCTGAACACCGTTACATTCTTAGGGCTTCAAAGCAAAAACAACATTATCAACATAAGCAGAATGGCACAGACAAGTGCGCAGTTGTTTAAAATGCTTGATATAACCGCAGGAAAAGATGACAAACACAGCGAAGCAGGTGCTTTACAGAAATTGGCACTCTCAAGGATCAATGATATCGTTGTTCTTCCAGAGCAGCCGGATATTCCACCTGCTCCAAAACTCTATTATGATAACAATGAGATAGATACATGGGTAGAGTTCAGAGACAATGTATGGAAAACAATAAGACCGGGGGTACAGGATCTGAACAACATACGTCATGTAGGTGATGTTGTATCTGACGTGGGAGGAGGTATATCGGACTGGGGAAGAGATGTATTTGGCTGGTAGTGCATGAAAAGGCAATATTGACATACTACTTAATCTTTTTTTTATTACTACAATACTTCAATATAAATCTATAAGGATACGAAATGGGAAAAGATATTGAAGAGAATGTAGTAGATAAGATGGAAAATATGCTTGGATTGGATGAAAAGAAAGAGAATGAAGAGCAAGAAAAGAAAGTTGAAGAAAATGAGAATGCTCCGAAGACTCATGAAGATACAACACAAGAGAGAGAAGAAAAACATCAAAAAGAAGAGACCAAACCATCTCTTAAGACAACTACCGTTACAGATGAACAGATCACCATCTCCAAAGAGATAGCAAAGGTTGACCTACAGATAGAGGAGCTGCAAAAACAAGAAGTTGATGTAAGTTCATTCTATGAAAACATAGAAGATCAGTTGAGTGAAGATGAACTGGCACTTGAGTTCAATGACAAACCTGCATTTATGAAACTCGTTGCACAAAAAGCAAAAGAGTACGAAGATAAAAACTCCCCCACACAAAAGATAGAGGAACTTCAAAAACAAAAAGAAGAGCTTGAAGCGATGAACGAGAGACAAAATGCCATAGTTGATGTAAGTAAAAAATACCCAGACTACAATCATGAGCAGCTTATCTCATTCTTTGAAAATGATTTAAGCAAATCTGAACAACAAAAGATATTTGATGCTTCAAAGTCATACGAAGATGTATATGAAAACACCTATAAAAAGTACAAAACACTTAACCCGCAAACAGTAAAAAGCGAAGAAGCTCCAAATATTCCAAACGTAGATAGTGTCAGAAGAGTAAGTGTAAACTCTAAAGATGTCGATAGCGCACTTAAGAGCGAAGAAGAAGAACTTAAAAGCGCACTCGGGCTTTAAAGTAATAAAAAAGGAGATTAGAAATGCCAGACACAGTAAAAGAAGCAGCACCGGTCAAAAGAGATGAGTGGGAGATAAAAGAAGATCTCCGTGCGGTAAAGAGAGCTATCTCTATCTTTCAGGACAAAGCACGTTTAAAAGATGTGCAGGACCTTATCAAAGAGCAGCAAACAGCCCAAAAGGTTTTGGAAGCGGTAGCAAATGATGGAGACCTAAGCAAAGCTTTAGGACTGTAAAAAAACATCCCTGCCCTAAGCTGGGTAGTAAACGAGAGAAGAAGCCTAACCCTAAGTGTATCCTCTCTCTTTACTATCCAGCTTAGGGTAGGCAGAAGAATAAAATGTCAATAGAGGCATTTATCACAAACAAAAGGAAAGTAATATGGGTGTTTTTGGTGGAATGTCAGCTCAAGATTTTTTATCTGATGCAGACACAAAAGTAGCGTATAGTGAGAGTGTAACAAGAGGTGTCACTCGAAAATCTAAAGTAAAACCGTTTATCTCTGTAAGCGATGGAGACTCTACAAGTCTTATCAAAGCAGTGAAAAAAACGTGTGAACTCGGTTCGGTCGTAGGGATTGAGCTTGAAGATGAACTCGTAGAGTCAGGTGCTATCGGTAATGTTGATTTCTCAGCATCAGGCGAAGAGCTTAAGAACATCAAGCAATTTGTAAAAGTAGACAGATTTCAGCATGCTGTGCCATCTACTCAGTCAATCGTAAATCAGAGAAATGCAGACAAGTTCAAGAGCCGTGCGAAAAACTCTCTTACAAGTTGGGGAACTATGAAGTTCGACAAGATCTTCTTTTCAGCTATGAGTGCGGATTGTACAAACATTGTTGCGTGTGGACATCACTCTGATGCAGATACGTCAAACATAGCAAAGGCAGATGTACTTACTACTGCGGATGTTGAAGAGGCGAAGAACAGAGCATTGCTCGGTCTTGATGCAAGCGGGAAACAGACAGTTCCTCCTCTTATTCCTGTAAAAACAGAGCAAAATGAAAATCTTGGATACTATGAAGATGTAGAGTATTTCGTTATGTTCGTTGGAACAAATACCGCACGTCATATCAAAAATGATGCGAACTGGGCAGATGCTCGAAAAGATGCGTTAGAGCGTGGTAAGACAAATCCTATCTTCACGGGTGCTTTAGGTTTTTGGGATGGTGTTCTTTTACTTGATGTAAAAACAGATACGCCTCGTCAATCAGGTATCTTGACATCAAACTCTAAATTTGTAGGTTTTGGAAATGTTAAAAAATCTGATCTTGGTATCTATGCAGGTGTTGATGGTCAAGAGACAGAGATCAATCTTCTTATGGGCGCAAGTGCTTGTCATATTGTTGTTGATGAGGGAATCGCATACTATGACTGGGTAGACAAAAGTGATCCTCGTAGAATGAACGCAGGTATTGACAGAGTGTACGGTCTTGCTAAGACAAAATACGAAGCAAGTTCAAATGACGGGATCCTTGAAGATTCTATCTTTGATGGAAAAGACTATGGTGTTATCGCAGTTGTAGCATCAACTGGTAAGTAAGGGGTAAAATATGGCAACAATTAACGTAAAGAGAAAAAATCGTGAAATCCGTGATACTGGTACAATCTGTGCCACTATCAAGGGGAGTGATGTAGGTTCTACTATCGACTTCATGGGTATCCCAGAGGGATTTAGAATCGTTGGTGTGAATGTAACAGTTGATGAAGCTTTTGCAAATTCAGACAACAAGGTAAGTGTTGGTATCGAGGGTGATCTTACAAGATTTTTAGATCAAAGCGCTTTAAATGCAGTAGCAGGATTTGATTATAACAAAAGACAGCTCACTGCAAATACTTCTACTGCCATCATTGCAGATATTGTCGGTAGTGCAAGCACAGTCGGAAAAGCGGTCATCACTGTTTCGTATGTTAAGCTTCCTGTATCAAAACAAGAGTATTAGGTCGCGATCATGGCTAAAGTACATTTTGAACCTGCGTGTGCGGTTAAGTATGTTGGGAATAAGAGCAAAGAGTTTAGTACCTCCTTAGCTCGCCCTAAGCCAAAACTTACAAAAGGCGACATTATCATTGTCGATAAGAAGACATCTTTTAACCTTGTTACAAAAGGTTTTGGGGAGTTTAGAGAGGTAAAGAGCATAGAGTTCAATCAAGATGCAGTAAAAGCTGCGAAGAAGATTGAAGAGCTAAATGCAGCACTTAAAAATAATCAAGAAGAGATCATGGAGCTGAAGCTTGAGATCGAAGAGCTTATCACTATTAACCTAGAGTTAAGTGCAGCCCAAGCAGATTTAGAAAAAGCACAACAAAAAGAAAAAGAGTAAAAGATGGTAGCAAACGACTTTATCAGTATGATCCGTGCAGACCTTCAAGAGAAGTCAGAACATTGGAAACCAGAAGAGTTGTTTGTAAAACTGCAAAGAAGTTATACTTCCTTGCAGAATGACCTGCCTTTTTTTATAGCCAATGAAACATTGGAGATAAAAAAGGACACAGATATATACTATCTCAAACACGAACCTGTTGAAAATATCAGCTGTTTTTTGGATGCAAAGGCTTTGACATTCAGTGAACTTGAGAACTTCTACATAAAAAGAGATGCAGAGCGTTACAGTTTTGATGAGAACAAACTTCTAATAAACAGGAGAACAAGCAAAGATGGAATATGTGAAATATCATACAAATACATACAGGAGCTAGAGAGCATCAATTGTGAGATAAGCATCCCCGCAAAATATTTAAAAGCGTTACGTTATCTTCATCTAAGCGATGTATATGAGAAGCCTACAAGAAATTCAAAAGAGAGAAACCTTAGTGCTTACTACATAAATCTATACGATAAAGAGCTCCATAATCTCAAAATAAACAAAAGATTAAGACCTACAGGTGTCAGGTCAAGATACCAAATTATATAAGGATTTATTCAATGGCATGGGATAGCAAAGATACAGCACTTACGATACAGGGAATTGGTGGTTTGGCAGGAGCGTGGGGGCAGTACCAAACAGACAAAGAGCGTAATAAACTTCTTAAAAAACAACTCACATACGAGCAGGAGCAGAACGATATTGCAAATCAAAAGCAGATACAGGCACAAACAAATCTTGATGATGCTTTTAGTACATCCGATCTGAACACAAAGAAAAAGAAAAAGAAAAAGGATGTTTTAGAGCCATACGCTGCTCCATCCGCAGAAGTGTAAGATGTTTGAAGATACAAAACTGCTGCAAGACTGGCTCAAAGAGAGTGCAAGACATTTTGAAAAGACAAAGAAGCTAGGCAGAAAAGTACGTGAGTATTATAACGGGGACCAGCTTGACAGCTTTATAAAAAACGTGCTTGCAAACAGAGGTCAGCCAGAACACTGGGAGAACCAGATTGCAAAGCATAATAATTCAATCCTCGGTTTTAAGAAAAAAAGACAGATAGAGATACATTTACTTGGCAGACAAGAACAGGACAGAGCTGCGGCAAATGTACTCAACGCCGTTTTAAAAGCGATCTCTCAAGTAACGGACTATGAGCAGGAGATAGATGCACTTGATGATGAGTTGAGCATAGAGGGTGTAGCCATAGCAGAGCTCAGTGTAAGTGCTACAAATGAGCATGATGTTTTTGGAAGAGAGCATAAAGATGTAGAGATAAAACACGTTCCTGCCGAAGAGGTATATCTTGATCCGTTTGCACGGGGGAAAAACTACAATGATGATGCACGGTATCTCACACGCTGCTTCTGGATAGACAAAGATGATATGCCAAAACTCGGCTTTGATGATAATAAAGTAAAAAACTTAAGCAATATCAATTTTATGAGCAGTGTTGTAGATGATGATCTCTATGCAGATGATACGATACGAAAAAGAGTGTTACTTGCTTATACATGGTACAGAAAGTTTGACAAAGAGAGTAAAAAAGAGAAATACTACTACTGCTTTTGGAGTGACAACACAATACTTTTACAGGGTGAGAGTCCATTTTTAGCAGATGGTTTTCCTTATGAAGTAGAGTTTTTGCACAGAGATCACAAAGGTGATATAAAATACTGGGGGCTTTATCGCAGTATCATGCCGTTGCAGGACTCTATAAATTACTCTAAACTGCGTTTACAGAATATGCTCGCGAACAATAAAACACTTGTAAACAAAGGTGCATTGATAGATGAGGATATAGAGGGGTTTAGAGATGAGTATTCACTTGATGATGCAATGGTCGCTGTTGAAGATATAAACGGTATCAAAGAGGTAAAACAAAACGTACAGATACAGCAGATACTCAACACAATCATTGACAGCAGAAATCAGATAAGCGAACTGCTAAACTCAAACAAAGAGATGCTCGGTACTGCGAACAACAGAATGAGCGGTGTAGGACAGGAGCAGAGGATAGATACAGGGCTTGTAGGACTGAGCAGGTTTATGGACAAAGCAGATACTCTTCAAAAAAAGATTATACGAAAAGAGGTGAAGTTTATACAGCAGTATTATGACACTACAAGAGTTGTCTCTATCATTGACGATGAGTATATGCAACAGTTTGTAAACATCAATGAACCGGTAGTAAATGAGCGCGGTGAGTATGAGTTTACAATAGATGAAGATGGTAATGCAGTGCCTATTAGTAAAAATAACATAAGAGTCGGAAAGTATGATTTGATATTTACAGCAAAAGCAAAATCAAACTCTATGACAGCAGAGAGACTCAAACAGAATGTAGAACTTTTAAAAGTATTGCAAAGTACAGATCCTGAACTGGTGAAGTATCTTGTGCCTGACATTCTAAGAGACTCTGAGAGCCCAAGTGCGAAAAAGATACGCGACATCATTATGCAAAAAGAGCAAGAATCTACAAACTCACCGCAGGCACAACAAAATGCACAACTGCAACAGCAGATACAGAGTCTTGAGATGCGCTTGAAAAATTCACAGGCAAATCTCAATGATGCAAAAGCGCAGGGTATCATAAACAAAAACAAGATAGATCTGCAAAAAGCGTTTAGCAATGCACTTGTTGCAAAGCAAAATGTAAAGACAAAGCAAGATAAAAATATGCTCGATGCGCAAAGGAGAGTGAACTGATGGGATGGTATGATGCTTTTAAAGGACACCCAGAAAGGGTAAACACAATGGCGATCACTTCAAACAGCGGAAGTGCAGCCAAAAACTTTGGAGATGCTTTTAAAGATATCGGTAAAAGTATGCAGGCAGCAGATGCACAGCGAAGCAAAGATGCTCTTTTTGATGCGCAGGCAAAGTTTCAGACTACAAAAGACAAACAGCTAAATCAGACGCTTCAGACGCAAACAGATACGACAGAACAGAAGAAGATAGATGATGCCTTTAAAAAAGATTTTAACTTTAACAGTGGCGATACAGAGTACCAAAAACAACTTCTTGAATTTGAAAAACCTGACGGTGTGTTTGACAGCGATGTAAGCAACTCTGCCTTAGAGTACGCGAACAATAAAATAGCATCAGATGAAAAGATCGCACAGCAGAACTTCAATGATGAAGCGATAAAAGAGTCAAGTATAGGAAACTATAAGGATATGGACTCCTTTACAAAAGAGAATCCTACTCTTGTAAAGAACGCTGACGGTACAACTATGACAAAGATAGAAAACAGATTTGCTTCAAAGAAAGCAGAACTTGCAAAACTTGAAGCAAAGAACAAAGAGATACTCAATAATAAAAAGCTTTTGAGTATGCAGGAGAAGTTGGTAAAAGCGAATAAAGGAAAGAGTGGGTTTAAGTATGATGACAAGACCGATGCAAAGATAGCAGCTCAAGTAAAAACAGCACTTGGGATGGATAATCAACTCCTTACATTTGATGATGCTAAGAAAAAAGAGTATCAAGACACTGTAGCAGGTGCGGCAAAAATATCTAAGAAATATAACTTAGAACCATCTTTGGCAATTCATGTATATGAAAATCCTGATCTTTATGAATTTACAGCAGACAACAAGGTCATTATGAAAAAACAGCCAGAAGCAACAGTAAAAGAAGAGAAAAAATCTACATCATGGAAAGATTATATATAGCAATAAGTGTGCTATATACATGGTACAGTTAGGAGTAAATTATTTGATATTATAAGTCTTTATATGATATTAAAGGCTTTGGTTTGAAACAGATAGATATATTTAAAGATAAAGAATTTCAATCCCTTGATTTAGGGGAAAAGCAAAAAATTACAACTAACTACTTTGATAAAGAGATAGCAGATGATGAGTTTTCAACACTCCCTCAAGAAGAGCAAGAGAAGATAAAAAGCAACTTTGTAAATGCGCAGTTAGACTTTGATGTAAGTGATACAGTTGAGAAAGTAAAAGATTATTTTGATACATCAAAAGATATTGTCTATCAAGGTAACGATACCACAAAATATGCTACAGGCAACAACCCTGTAGCACCTCTCCCTGACGGAACAAT